CCATATACTTGTTCAAGATAGCTTGAGAATCAGACTGTAAATAAACCTGGGTCGTTTGAGCGGCAGAGAGCCTACCAGCGGTAACAGCATTCTCCAATTGTTGACGTTCCATAGATTGGTCTAATTCAGCAGAAATACGACCTGTTTGCTTATTCCAATAACCAGATTCACCAATACCTATTTGTTTGTAGTTCGTATCGCCTTTCATCTTCTCAACCATATATGGCGTCATAACATTAATCTGGTTAGATTCAGAAATAAGCTTTTTAGCTTGAGCGAATGAAGTCAAAGCAGTATCCACACTTGAAAAATCAGGATGATAAGCCTGATACGGAATAGGATTAGCAGCAGAAGCCTGAGCACCAGAAGGTGAAGAACCAGAACCAGCACCTGTTTGGGCGGCAGAGCCGGACAAGAACGGATTCAAACCACGAGAAATCATAGCTTCAGGGGAATTATATTCTCGCGATTCATCAACCATCTTCTCTTGCCAATCACGTTGCTTCTGAGCTTCCAACATATTAAACTTATTGGTAGTCTGGGTATTACGGAAATTAGCACGATTAGCACTAGACTGTTGCAACGTACCAAAAATACCACTAATAGCGGCACCAAGGAAATGATGTTCATTTCTAGGAGAGAGTATGCTCTCTCCAATCTCTAGATACCTCATTGTGCACTAGCGGCAGGGGCGGAAACCTCTGGGGCGGGCGCTGCCTGTTCCTCTGCCAGCATAGCCTGAGCGTATGCGGTTAATTCAGACTTTTCTTGAGCCAATTGTTCCAACACAGCCTGACGTTCAGACATGGTTTGACAATGACGAGAAATAACACAGTTGAATCGCTCTTCATCCGTCATGTTATCCATAGGAGTAGACGGAGTAGGATACATCTGAGCTAAAATATTATTTACATTCATATCGCCAAGAAGACGACGATATTTTTCCTGATTCAAAAGGATTTGGGTCATATCACATTGAATCAAATCTCCATCAGGAGATTCATCATACATGACCGAATCGTAAACAGAAGACTGATAACACGGGTTGCCTTCTACCAATTCAGGGACGTATGAATCTTTCTCAAAATTCTCATTTTTATAAGCAAAACTTCTCATAACAAGCAAATTAATAAGGTAAACCATTTCTATCCAAATTCTGCACAGCATAAACTTTGAAGTTAACATTACACAATAATTGGTCATAAGCCACAGAACACTTAGAGCCAGAAACTTGAGGTTCGAAAATAGAGTTCAATTGTTGAGGGCGAACCTTCATAGACCGATAAGACCAACTACCAGAAGATGTAAGAACAGACCATCCATCAATAGGAGAAACCCAAGATTGGTAAGCAAGACCAGAACGGAATGCAGCATGGACAGTGTCAACGTTAGATTTCCATTGCCAGTAGCGAAGATTATATCCAAGAGAACCAGAAACAAGACGAGACGGGTTGTTGTGAAGATTCAAAGCAGGAACAGCTTGCATACCTAATTGATCGAATGCAGGTTGAGGGAAATCAGTAATAGAGGTAACAGTCAACTGAGGACTCTGGCCAGTCAAATTCCAATCGACCAAAGGTACAGCATGATATACGCACATAATAACCTGATGCTCGGCGCCACAATCATAAGTCAACGCATGGCCGGAAGCAGAACCTACGCCTTTACCAGCGATGACAGCTTGAGAACCATCAGCGTCCAAATTGGTATTCAAGACTTCATTAATATTGATTACATTAGACCAACCTCCAATATAATGAGCATGATTGCCCATGTATTCAGGGGCATTAACACCGAACTGAGCACGCATCTGGTCTGAATAATCCTTGCTTGCGAATTGAACTATCTCTTTCCAGCGCTGTAAATATTCCGTTGCTCGGATTGAAAGAGCGGAAAGGTCAGAATTAAGACGAACTGTCAATGCATTGGAAGTAGAAGGATTAGCAGCATTGGTTACAACGGAGGTTCCAGAAGCAGGGTTAATCAAATAAGATGAAGAACCCGAAGAACCAGAAGGGGTATTGGTTACAATTCGAGAAGGCGAAAGAGAGGGTTGGTAAGAAGAAGGTAAAACAGCTACGTCACCGTACTGGCTACGCGGCAAAATACCCATAAAATAGTCTTTCGGATAGTTTGCATACCGAAGCTGGATCATTTCAGGGGAAAGATTTAATTGAGATTTTCCATCCCAATAATCAACATTGTAAGAATAAGACAGGTGTTTCTCCCATTGAGAGTCAGAGAAGAAGTCATAATAAATCTTCTGATAAGCCAACAGCGGAAGAATGTTTACAGTCTGGCTAACACTGTAAACCAAAGGGTTAGAAGCATCGGTAACAGAACTTAGACCTAAATAAGCTTGGGTAATAGCGGCCTTAGCGGTATTTGAGGGGGCAAGGAAAGAACCATATCCAAGCATATCCAATATCTTAGAAGCGCCATAGACGTATGGTAAACCAACGTCATCAAGGACGTCATTGCCATTAACCGTTTGAAGACTTAGAGACAACAAACTCAACGTGGTATTCGGCACGGAAGTTAACCTCTCAGTATTAGCAGTATTGCTAGCGGCAGACGTTATATAATCCGTCATTTGGGTAAATGCCTGCGGAAGAGCACGAGAAATCAAGCGTAGCGGCACAGCGTAGAAATCATAGTACTCTTTAATGCGAGTGTATGCAGCCGTGTTAACAGGAACAGTACGGGTAAACCAGTCGGAAGAAATACGATATTTGTTATTAGGAATAGCAATTTGCCAATAACAAGGAAGAATTTCTCCAACTTTTGCCGTAAATAATTTTTTACTAGACAAATCAAAAGAAGAGCGATGTACAGCAATTTTCGCTCGATCTAGTGGATTAAAATCACTCATAATTAATTAATTCAAATTAGACCATACGGTTAAATATATTATTAGCGTCATTCAATTTCTTATGCTTAATCATATTACGACAGAATGTTGCACTACGGATCCTGAGTTGGTCAAGAAGTTGAAACGTTTCACTCGAAGAGGACGAGATGGAATCGATTTCAGCACCGCTCTGCGGTAAGACGAACATACTATCCGATATATCGGGGAATTGGGCTCGGACCATATACGAATCTCGTAAATTTTGATAGTCTTTCTTCTTTTCATACTCTAGTCCAGTTTTGATGATAAATATAATACGACTGGCATAAGAGTCAAGATTACCACCGATGGAAGGCAAATGCCAATTTCTGAGGAATTTACTGACATAAAGGAAAAGCCGATATAATTTATTAACATAAGATTCAGTATCGAAGTCAACAGAACTGAAACAGCACCTAGTAGAACACCTAGAAGCATGTAAAATAATTTCATCTTCATTTGTTAAATCGTTATTGGTTAACATAAGGTACTTATAATAAGCACGAACAATAGAAAGAATAGAATCGGAATCATAAGCTACGATACCGAATCTTGCAATTCTTTTTGGCGCGTCTGCAACAGCTCGAATAATTCTAGCAATCGCAGTAGCATCGTCATAGCGAGCACTTGAGAATCGGGGGAGTAAGGTACGGATATACGACATGGGAGGAGTTGATTTAACACTAATCCCGTTGAAGTTATAGATTCGTCCATTAATGACAGAATCGATTTTTTGCTCAATCGCGTGATAGACGTCTTCACCTTCTTCAAAAACCTCGCCTTTTTCAAAAAATCCAAGAGATGCTCTTTGGCGGGGTCTAAACGCGCGGCATGATCTATATAATAGGGGAGCAGAGCTAAGGCTGTTAACGTAACTCGCAACGTACGATGAAGCTCCACCGCGGGCAATCTGGAAATCTGAACGACCGAGTTTCCAACTCTTATCATGACACTGTCGTAATACTTCTGAGACTTCTTTCGAGTTCGTGAATAATAAGATATGGTAATGCGGGCGGAAATGGACTGGTCCATATTCACCCACAGCGTAGAAATGTAGCGTTTCATAAGAACCTAAAACTTGAGATAAATGTTTACGTAATCGTTTGATATAGTTCTGAACATCAACATAATTTAAGAAGGGTATAAGGTTATTAATACCGTATTTTTCAGCAACGGGATATACCGAATTGTCGACGGCCTGCGTTTTACGGATAAAACTACGAATAGCATCCATACTAAGAAACCAATTGTCCTTAACAGGAACATATTCCTTGATTCCACGGTCAAACGGCACCGTGCCTTGAACCTGCGTGAAGAATATATGACGCAATAGGGAAGAATCCTCAGGTTGATACTCAGAAACAGGGATATAAGAGTGGCGTTCATACCCAAATACTTTATCTCCTGAAATGCTTAAAGTGTCTTCATATTCACTATGCAGAACCTCGCAATTCATCAAAGGAACATGCTCATTATCATAAGTAAGCGTTACAAAATAAGAGTACTTGAAAGCACTTCCTGCGGTCCTCACGCGCATAGACGCTTTTTTAGCACGCTTATGAATACAGTAATCACATTGACCACAATCTACAGCAATACGATGGCCTGTGTAACGGTTAGTTATATAAGAACGATTCTGACAATGGTCAACAGCCTTAAGCAAATCAGGAGAATATTTCATAATTATTTTCGTTTATCAATCACCTGGCGACGATCGCGCGGGCCAAATGAAATATGAATAAATGTAGGATATAATATCAATTGATCAAACACATGAGTACTTTCCGAATAATTATGGATATGATTGAGCAACCGATTATAAGTAGTAGAACCATACGGTTTAATATCAATAGCTTCTCCAACCAAATGTTGAGAATTAGGGACACCACCAGCAGCTTTATTTTCAGTAATAGAACGTTTAGCGCTTGTCACCGAAAAATGCAGGTTAAAACACAATAAATGTTCAAGGAAATTCATAAGGGTAGTATTCATAATCCAATAGCGTTAAGAATATAACCTAAGGCGGCAGACACAGCACCAATTACAATTTTCCAAATATTGTTACTTTTCATCGGATTGAGTTTTAAGTTCAACAAAATTATCTTCTTCTTTAATTGAATCCACAATAACAATAAGACCCATCGGAGAAACTCGCTCAGAATAATTTCCAAGACCATCTAAAGAATTGACAATATAAGGCGGCATAACATCACGACCAGTTTGTTTTTCTTTAAGAGAAATAATAAATTTCAACATAATTACAAAGTTTAAAATGTTAATGAATAATGAGTTAGATTCTACAGGGGCAAAGGAAAGCATTTTTTTTGAATAAACAAAATATTTCAGAGTTTTTTTTGTTCTACGGTTAGAGTGTGAGTTGTGCGTTTATAGACAAGAGGGATCGAATTTGAGATGATAACTCAAATTTCCTTCGGACACAACTAGGGGCTTCGCTTGAATAACATAGGGGTATAGGCACGGCAAGTCAAGTCTGTCTTGCCTTTGCGCACCGACGTGCTAAAATACCGGAGCGGAACGCTCCTCTAAAGAAGTCGCTCCGCTCCATTTTATATCAGGCCCTACGCGGGCGGCGGGTGTATATCGCTCCAGAGCCGCGATGGGCTCTTAGTCCTGAAGTATAGAACGTAGAATGTAGACATATTCTTCTATCACAGGGGAAAGGAGAATAGATTAGTAGCCAATACCATTGGCTGAAGATGGATTGCCACGAGAACTAAACTTAAGCTTAGGCATGTTCTGGAAAATCTTAGTACCATAATCCACAGCATTACGAAGACCATAGGAATCAAAGTCTTTCTTAGCGTTTCCGGCAGACCACTTGTAATAATCACGGAGAGCTTTGTCCTTAGAATACTGCATATTCTTGCGATTATTCACATTTTTGTAATCCCATAGAGAATCATAATACTGCGTATAGTAAGCCATATTCGTAGCAGACATCAGAGCATCAGCAGTACCAGAAGCTATCTTGTTAGAAATCTTCTGGCCTTGTGTCTGAGCAGACATCTGAATAGCGCGCTGAAGTTCAGTTTGAACCTGTTTCTCAGTTAAAGCACCTTGCTGCACAAGATTATATAGATACTGAGATTTTATAAACAAATCTGCTTGTTGTTGAGTATCCATATACTTGTTCAAGATAGCTTGAGAATCAGACTGTAAATAAACCTGGGTCGT